CTAATTGCTTGTGCTTTTTTGAGCAATTAATCTTTTATATTTGTCTAATAGCTGTTCTTCCGTTTCCTCATGCTGCGGATCTTTAGGAATACAGTCGACTGGACAAAATAATTGACATTGTGGCTGATCATGGTGACCAACACACTCTGTACATAAATCTGGATTAATTTCATAAATCACTTCACCCATAAAAATAGCTTCATTTGGGCAAACTGGTTCACAAACATCACAGTTTATGCACTCATCGGTGATATATAACGACACTTTACCAACCTTGTTGATGTTTACGTTCAAAAGCTTCAACCACAGCTTGCGGAACAAACTTGGTTACATCACCTTTTAAGCGTGCAATTTCTCGAATCAACGTCGAAGAAATAAAAGAATACTGTTCGGAAGGTGTTAAAAACACGGCTTCAAAATGTGGGTCCAACTGGCGATTCATATTAGCCAATTGAAACTCATATTCAAAATCAGATACTGCTCTTAAACCGCGAAGTACTGCTGTAGCCTTTTGTTCTTTGAAAAAATTAACCAATAAACCATCAAAACCTACAAATTCAACATTTGATAGATGGCCTAATGATGACTGTGCCAGTGCAACTCTCTCTTCTAGACTGAACAAAGGATTTTTATGATGTCCAATTGCAATTGCTACTACGACCTCATCAAACATTCTTGATGCTCTAGTAACTAAATCAACGTGCCCATTTGTGATAGGGTCAAATGTTCCAGGATAAATTACACGCGTTTTAGACATCCGCTAGTACTCTAATTGTATTGTGCACCTATTTTAGCAAAAGTTATACATGAGGCGAAATATTGATATGTGGGAAAAAACTTCACCTTGGCATCAGTTTACGGCACAATAGGGGCAATTGTGGAAGTTTGAATTATGGCGAAAGCAACAGTAGTAAAGAATAATAAGTGTCGATGTTTATTTTAATTCTCTATAGTTCCTTTTTTAAAGCTAAGTTATTGAATTATAAAAGTTGCTGTTCTTATTAGTTCCTTATAGTTTGTTTACATCCTCCAAAAAAACGGGTAATAATGCGGGTAACGAACTAATTACTCTTACCTCATGGCCTCTGCAAAACTTTCTGATCTTAAAATTAAAGCACTGAAACCTAAAGAAAAAGTCTACAGAATATTAGATGCAGATAGACTTTACATAGAAGTCCGACCTTCAGGTGCTAAAGTTTGGCGGTTTAAGTTTGTTTTTAATGGTAAAGAATCTTCTATGAGTCTTGGCGAATACCCGGCTATTACTTTGGCAGACGCTAGAATCTTAAAGGATGAAATGCGAGCAAAATTAGCCAAAGGCATACACCCAGTAGAAGATAGACAAAATAATAAGGCCAAGGCATTAGAAGAAGGAAAAAATACATTCAACGCTATTGCAGCCGAATTTAAAGAAAAACGTATGACGTTGAAGTCTGAAATTTATCAAGAGAAGTTCGATACTGCTTTAGAAAAAGATATATGCCCAGTTATTGGCAAAAAAAATATTAAAGATGTGACTGCGGCTGACGTATTGAAGATTTTAAATAATACGATTAATCGTGTTACTAAAGAAACCAATGGAAAAATGACAGGTGAATCTGCCGCTTTACAAAATCGAAGATTCATTGGTGCTGTAACTCGTTATGCAATTGCTACTTTAAGGCTTGAGAACGACCCTACTTATGCTGTACGTGATGTGATCAAGCGCCCTCGTGTAAAACATGCAAGAGCCTTAACTAAAGAAGAAAGAAAAAAGGCAAGAACTCAATTGCCTAAATACAATGGAACAGAGACTGTTAAGAATGCTGGCTTCATTCTCTTATATACAATGCTTCGGGCAATTGAAATTAGAAAGATGCAATGGAAATGGGTCGAGTTTGATACACGACTTATTAGATTTCCAGAAGAGGCAATGAAAAAATCCAGAATCCATATTCTCCCTATATCTGACCAAGTATATGAAGTACTTAAGCGTCAATATACAATCTCTGGTGATAGCGAATTAGTTTTCCCTGCTATTTTCAGTAAGAAAAATGATGGCATGTTAGCTAAAGAAACGCTTAACAGTATGCTTGAATATATTGGCTTAAAAGGCGTGACCACTCATGATTTTAGGGCTACAGCTTCTACCCTACTATATGAAAAGGGCTATGAGGAAGCTTGGGTAGAAAAACAGCTTGCTCATGCTGAATCTAACAAGACAAAAGCATCTTATGACCATTCACAGCACTTAGAGGCTAGACGGAAAATGATGCAAGACTGGGCTGATATTGTAGATAGCTGGAAGGAGTGAGAATGAAAGACTGGATCTGCTTCTACATTGAGCATACTATTAAATATGGTAAGCCGTTCTATAAAGAGGCTGGTTGGTCTTTGGGCTTGAAGAATAATTATGTGGTTTTGAGTGAATTAATAAGTTAAACAAGGAATTATTATGGGTGAAGCAAAAAAACGTGGTAGTTTTGATATTAGAAAAGAGCAAGCTTTGAAGTTAAAGTCCCGCGAAGAAACAGAAGCCTTGCGAGCGCAGAAAAAAGAAGAGCAAGAGGAAACAATTTATAGAGAAAGATTGCTAGCATTTGCTAAAAGTAAATTAAGCATAACTAAACCTCGCCTACTACAGTTTACTAAATCTATTGAAGAATCCTTAATCTCTAAAAATTATTTTGCTGCCTTAACTATCGCATTAACCCTACCTGATATTTGTTGCTCCCTAGAAGATGAAAACAGGCGAACATCGGGTAAAAAGTATGCTGAATGGTTTCAGAAATATGTTGGTTCCAAATATACCAGTAAGATCGGCCATGAAAAAGCTGAGACTATTTTTTTATCTGGGGAAGAGTGCTTTGCTTTAAGGTGTACATACCTTCATAAAGGAATTAATCATATTGAAGATGAGAAAATACTTAAGGACTACGAAGGAGGCTCTAATAAAATTGAATTCATGGCTGAAATGAATTCTGACTGCGTTATAGTAAATGGTGTTTTATTACTAAAACTAGAGAATTTCTGCTGTAATATAATTAAAGGCGTTAATCAGTGGTTATCTGATAAAAAAGATGACTTTATTATTAGAAAAAGAATAAGCGAAATACCAGAAATATACACCAGCAGTTTCTCACCAATACCTGGAGTTCTCATAGGTGGATAACGATTTGCCCTCACTTAGAGGGCTTTTACACATATCCCAACATTAACTGAAGTGTTAATTGTGTGAGCTGTGCAACCAGAGAAAAGGATGCACAGCAATGTGATGATCGATGCAATTTTAGTACGCTGACACATATAAGTTACTTCTTTAAAAAGAGTGCTCGTTCTGCTTCTCGGCGACGAACTAGGCCCTTCATAACCTTACCACCTGCTTTGTTCCACACAAGGAATTGATCAGCAGCGCCTTGATAGTCACCTTTATTCAGTTTTTTTAATAAGGTTGAATTATTAAATGCACCTGAGCCAATGTTGTAAGTCAGCGATACCAAAGCATCAAATTGGTTTTGAGTTAAAGGCACAGTAACCGATTCATTTACAGTCTTTTCAAATTTGGCTAAGTCGTGTTTGAAGTAGGCTTTAGCTTGCTCAGGTGTACAAGTATCCCCTTTTTTTACCTTCACGCCATTAGGATAAACTGTTGTGCCAGTACCAATGGTCCAGATGCCCACACCATCGTCATAGGCTGTGAATCGTGTGCCTTCAAAACTAGAAATTAGGTCAACGCCAACATCACTTGTAGTTTTTCCACCTGGTGCAAGTTTATCGACTACTTTATTTAAATCGTCTACTTGTGCTTGTGTAAGCTTGCCGCCTGCGATAACTCGAGCAGCATCAAAGAATGGTTTAGTTGTCATTGGATTCACCTTTCTTTTTCTCTAACTCAGAGCTACCAAAATAAAAGCCACATGCAGTTGTCATAGCCCCTGCAATAAAACCCAATGCCGTATTAATCAGATTGCTATTTTCACGTGGCATATCCACAAAAAATAAAGCAATCACTAAAACAAACATCAGTCCCACTAATGCGAAAGCTAGATAAGCTCTTGTATTTTCACTGTTCATCGTCCTGCTTTCTCCAATCGTGATACTTTCTCTTTAATTAAAGACTGGTCTTGGCTTAATTGAATAATTGAAGAACCAACCCAAGCACATAAAGAAAATACGATGCCTGCAAATATTCCCAGCAATACACGCAGCACAGAAATTCCACCATCTTGCGCTGCTGTGCGGTTTTCTAAATTGGCGACTTTGATATCCAATGTATCGATATCTTTTTTGTTCTGCTCGCTTGTCTCTTTGTGTGCTTCATTAATAAAAGTCAGTCGAGTAACATGATCTGACAACATGCGAATATCACTCTGAATGGAGTCGATTTTCTTTTCAAATCTCAACCCGTATGATTCATTTTCAGTCATGCCTTCCCCCTTTCGTTTAGGCAATAAAAAAGCACCCAATTGGGTGCTATTAATAATTTGCTAAATTAATCTCTTAAGACTAATTCATCATTTATGATTACATACTTATTTGCTGATACCTGGTGATCTACTTCTAAAAATTGTTGCCCCTCTTCTAGATGGATTGTTTCAGCTAGAAATTCAGGGCATTCAATTAAATTCTGTATTTCCCCTGTTTCGATTTCATAAACTGCAAAATATGCCATTACTTCCTCATCGTCATTGCATGAATATAACGTTGTGACACATTCATTGAACCACCAGAAACCACCCGAAGTTGTAACTTGTATGTGCCGTAAATTCCTGTCGAATCATGTCTCGAAATATTAAGTGTTCCGGCACTTCGTGAAGTACCTTGCACGGTAATCTTATGGGTATGTGCACCACCTTCCGACATAGTTATATTACCGCCAGCACTAAAGCTGTGACTATGTCCGCCGACATTGCCTGTCGATCCGCTAGCACTAAAGCTGTGGTTATGATAAGTACCTCCAGCATTAGTCGAGCCTGTTGTGCCGTTCACATTGTAGCTATGACTATGTGAGCCATCTTGTCCTGTTGTACCACTGACGTTAACTGTAGAACCATTATGGTTGTGCGAACCGTTTGCATCAGTGATTAAAGCAACTGAATTATGTTCAATAAAGTGAACTTCCAGATCCTCAAAAACAACCTGATCATTTTTGAGAACACGACAATAGACCTGCTGTTTCGGACTGTAGCCAGTAAAACTAAAGACAGCGCCAAAAGTTAAAACCGTATGCCCCATGTCAGAAGGTACATTTAACGTCTGAATTGTGACATATTCAGTATCAACACCCACTGAAATTTCAGCAAATGCTGATACCGGAACAGTTACAGCATTATCAGCAATCTTTAAAGTATCAACTGCAAGATCAGCAATTTTACCTCTCGTCACCGCAACATTATCAATCTGAGCACTTCCAACTGCTAAATCTGCAATCTTACCGCGCTCCACCGCCAAGTCTTTAATATGGGACGTATCAACGGATTGATAATCCATAAATGCGGCTTTCAAATAAGCAGCTGGAGGAAAAACAGTTCCCGTTAATGGATCGGTAAATGAAGTGGTACGGAAAATAAATGGATATGAAACAGTGCCATTACTACCGTTTCCGATTGCAATAGAATCAAAGTTAAAAATAAACTGAGACTCTACGCCATCATTGGCACCACCCCAGCCTGCAATTTTGCCATTCACATCAAGCTTAATGAACTTTTGTGCATATAGCCCATTGACTGATTTAGTGACCTCTTGAACAGCAGCTTTATTACCATTCAAATCAGTTTGAATTGTATCTGTACGAATTGCTTGTGCTAAATCACTTTCAATACGCGCTGACTGTTCAGACCAGACACCTGCATACCCCCCTTCATTACCGATTAGATCGGATTCTGAACCGATTAAGGGCGGGTTAATTTGAGCATAGACACCATCAAGTCTGATCGTTTGGGCATTAACTTTGTCATCAACATCCTTAATATCCGCCTTAACTTGCGTCAATTGTCCCGTTGAAGCTTTATCGTCAAGCTCAAGATTAATTAAATCAATTGCCTCAGCATTTGCCGATGACTGCTCAACTGCTACCTGTGCAGATTGGCGTACAGTTGCAAGAGCGCTATCATTACTTGCGATATAGTTATCTATTTTTTGAACAGTTACCCTATCACCATCAATTCGAGCTTGAACCTCTTGCTGTGCATAAGCCTGTAAGTTATTTAACTCAACTGCTGTTGTATCAATACGCTTACTAAGTGCTAAGTCTCCTTCAATCATTGCCGATTGGATAGACCATGTGCCAGCAAAACCTTGATCGTTACCAATTAGATCTGATTCAGAGCCAATCAATGCAGGATTCAGTTGTGCATACACACCATCTGTTTTTTCAGCAACAAGTGAAAGATCATTTGCAACAACTCGAATACTTTCTTGAGCTGCAGCAATTCCCTCATCACTTGATTTCTTGACCGTTTCTACAACTTCAAGAACACCTTCATCACCTGCAATAATTTGCTGTGTTAAACCATCTTTTGCTTGTTGAATAGCGTTTTGACGGTCAATGACTTCTTGTGCAATTTGATCTTTCGTATTTTGAATATCTTGCTTAATTGGGCCAATTTCAGCGTCAATAGTCTCAATATGATCGATCTTAGTTTGTAAATCCTCACTTAACTCTGTTTCAGAAATTTTACCTTCTAAAATTTCTAAAATTTCAGATGCATCAGCAGAAGTTGTTGCACTAGTCCAGTTTGACCACGGCCCAATATTTCCGATCCTATCAATTAAACGCCCTCTATAAAATTGCGTAAGATTTGGCTGTAAGCCTTGAATCGTATGAGTCGTTGTTGGATAAGCGAATAAGCCCAATTGAGCAATGTTACTTGTGCCATCTGGCGATACTTGAATCTCGGTATAAGCCGTATCAAGTGCACCAGTTGCAGGAAAGCCCCAATTTAGGCGCATACCAAACAAAATGCCTGTTGCTTGGATGAACGCTAAAGCTGGTGGTAAACCTTGCTTGCCATTAAGTTTAGTGACAACTGAATAAGTCGGTAAAGATGAAATATCCGAAGCATTAACCGCTGTAACTTTTGCTTGATAGTTGCCAGCATAAATACCCGGCACCTCAATTGAATTATTACCCGTGATTGGTAATTTAAGCCAACTCCCATCATCCTTGCGCCATTCAACTTGGTATTTAACGGCTCCTTTTGCCTGAGTCCAAGACACAACCATAGTGGCAACATTAATACCTTGATCTACCCGATCTTCGCTTGTAATAACAATATTTGAAACTGGTTCTTGAATATTGGGATTAACAATTGAAATTGGCACATCGATATAATGAGCGCCATGATCAATTGCATCAAACTTTTTCGGATTGTACTCAAGCGCAGTAATAGTAAATTGATGTGAATCACTTTGAACTACTGACAAAACCCTAAATTTAAGCGTTGCCAAATCTTGAGCATCAATAACCCAAACGTTTTGAGGTGCAATTTCATCAAAAGCCACAGAAACAGTTATGACGCGGCCTGTAATTGCTTGAACAATACGAGTTTGGGCTTTGCCATCCTCACCATTAATTACTAGACGGTCCCCAGCTATTGCAACAACGTCATCACGATCAAGAGTAATACTTTTTCGATCTGCTGAAATTGCTGAAATGCGACCACCGTTTGCTCTCCCAGCAAAAATAGGATCCGCAACTTCAATCACTTTACCCGGCAAAGGAATATGGCCGTCTAATCCAACTTTAAAAGTCACAGTACGTGTTTCAAGTTGTTCAGACTTTAAAGCCCACAGTCCTACTCGTTGTGCTTGCCCACGCGATGTGCACCCCCACGCATCAAGCTCAAGTAAGCGCACCTGTTTCATTTCAGAAATGGCTTTCTCATCACGCACAAATTCATATTCCGTCTTATAGTGATTGGTTGGGTTATCCCAAGCTACTTTTACTGCATTATGTCTATCACGGGCACGTGTGCCATTATGATCTGGCTCCCCGATAATATTTGCACGGGTATATGTGAAATAGGTGTCTTGTGGAATATCAGCATCACAAACAATACTATCCCCATCCCAATAAGTTATTGCCCTAAATACCCCTGCTAATTTTGTAAGAATGCTATAAGCATCTTCAGCGCTCTGAAGATAAACGTTACATGTGAAACGTGGTTCTTGACCGCCTAATCCGTCTGGTACCAACTCATCACAATATTGGGCTAAACGGTATAAAGACCATTTATCAAGCATTCCATCTGTAATTCGCTCACCAATTCCATAGCGCTTAGATGTGCAAAGATCATAGTAAATCCAAGCTGGGTTATTTGAATATGCGCGTTTAAAAGTACCATCCCACATGCCAACATATTCGCGGGTTTCAGAGTTGTAGTTCGTTGGGACTTTGATTTTTACGCCCTTCAAATCAACCGCTAATTTTGCAACTGAACCGCCAAAGGTTTCGGCATCGTATTGCAGTGAAACTAATGCTGTATTTGGGTAGCGTAATTTCGCGTCTATTACCTCAGTGACAGCCTTAACATACATTTTGTCGCTGATATATTCAGACGTTGAATTTGGCGTGATGCGGCGAACACGAACAAGCCAGCCTGAATCGGCTTTGGGTAAGTCAATACGATGTGGACGCTCATAATTATCAGATGTTTTATCTGAAATTTTTGCTCTTAATACTTCTGACCATGCTCCGCCATCTGTTTGTAAGTCCACCGCGTATTCAATGGTATAGCCAGTAACATCACCATTTGTTGGGTCTTGGTTGCGTAGAGGTCCCCAACGTAAACGTAAACGTACTGCATCAAGATCTAGGTTGTTAAAAGAGCGAACCCATGGTGTAGATGATTTAAGCTCTACATCAATCGGGATTTCATTTTCAACTGCCGGGAAGCCTTCAATATATTCTTGATCGTTTGTTCCTGGTCTAAAATTAACAGTGACGTTATCAAAGTTCTTGTTGCCGTTTTCATCTTGTAAAGGTGTATCTTCAAGCAAAATTGATTGGTAGCCGTTTGCTAATCCCTCGACTTCACCCTCCGCTAAACCAATCAACTCTTTAATATAAGTTTTAGATTGTGCGGAGTCTGGTGCAACTACTGGTTGTCTTGGTTGCTGGCTTCCCTTTTTTGCGCCTTTTACCATCGCTGTCATATCAAATCCCACGCAATAAAAAAGGCGCTAAAAAGCGCCTAAAATCTAATAAAATTTACATCTGATCTTCTGGATATTGACCAGCACTTAAAACGAAGCCGCCGACTTCACGTCTACCATAGAGAATCGGTACCGGGTAACCTTGCGCTGCTGTGGTTACTGCGCTCCCAAAACCAAAGTTTGCTCTGTTTCCATCTTGATTTTGATTCTGGGTTGTCTGAACTTTTGGCATGAGCATTGATGCAACCCCTCCCATGGCCATACCTGCACCTGCTCCGATTAATGCCATACCTGTTGTAGTGGTCGCACCAAAGGTGAAATAACCAGCCACCATCATGACTACGCCTAGTACAATTTGCAAAACCCCATTATTACCACCAGCACCAATAACGCGCGGGACAATATGAATAATGTCGGCTTCAGTAGACATATCAAGCTGCTCTTCACCGATATTGTCACCAGTGATTAGGCGCTTGGATTCATGATCGTAAATTGCTGGGCGCTTCTTACCTCGTTTATTGCTTGAGCCTTTACCTTTAAGAAAAATTGCAAAAGCCAACCCTTGTTCATGGGCATGCGTCATGAAGTGTTCGAAGCCAGCGATCTGAACTGATAAAGCACGCATGGCTTCACGCGTATTTGCGACATCGAGCTTAAATTCACGACCAAACTTTTGCCCCAAGATGCCGTACAACTTAATTGTTTTTAACATCTCTATGCCTCAAGATTTTTACAGTACGTTCACGCCATTGCCGACCATAAATTTCTCGTACTGATTTTCTGTTATACGGATGATGAAGTATTAAACTTGAACCTATGCATTGCTCAGTTTGCTCCGATTTAAGCTGCCCTTTATCACCAAGCCAAATCACTGCATGATTGGGATGCTCTGTACGCCCAACACGACAAACAAGCATATCGCCATAATGCGGTGTATCCACTTCATAGAAGCCTGCTTTTTCATAATTTTCAAGATAAAGGGATGGATGATCTTTGTCTTCCCACCACTCATCATCCCGCTTAAAATCCATAAGTTCTATGCCAAATTCACGACTATAAAAATCACGTACAAGCGCATAACAATCTTGCCAGCCATGAAAATAATTACGCCCCACTAAAGGGGCGCGATAACCGAAAGGCTCGTAGACTTGAAAATCAAGATCTGGATATGAACAAATCACCCACGGTTTTTTGTGCAGTTCAATTTGTATCAAATCAAGCTCAGATGCTTTTGTAGTTCCATCTGGATGAGAGTGCACATAAGCTAAGATTTCGCCTTGATCTTCAGCACTTGCCAAGTCTTCGGGATGAATTTCAAATTGATCTGATTGTTCAGCGATATTACAACAAGGAATATATTGCTTTTCGACAATAACCCCACAGCATTCATGCGGGTAACATGCATCAGCATGGGCCATGATTGCTTTTTTAATTTTTGCTGTCAGTTTCATAAGACCTCACAACATGCTTGAAGCTGGAAACCCGCCAAAAGGTAAAGGCTTGTTTTTACCAAAACGACATTCACAACCAGACAATCTGTATGAGCAACGATCTAAAGCAGGGTTGTCTGTTGGCTCATCTTTCTCGGTAAACATTGAAGCCCCAGTGTAACCGCACTCTTCCCCGCGATATTCCCAACTACAATAAGAAGTTATTTGGCGAACTGGGATTTTCAATCCTTCAAAATCAATCGGATTTGAAAGTTCAAAAGTAACCTGTTGGGCATTTTCCGATGTCTTCTGCTCAATAAACCATGTTTGTTCTTTGGACTCGTTGGATGCTGAAGGATTGCCAGAAGTGAAATTTTCAGCATCTAGATATTTAGCCAAAGTAGTAATAACTTTCAGTTTCGCCCCAGCAAAATCTTTAAATTGTAGACAATAAGCAGAAACAGCATGCTGAATGCCGTTAATATTGTTTGCCATTGTCAATGTAGGTGCTGAAGCTTTACCTGTTGAACTCATTTCAAGGCCACTTACCTCTAGTGCCATTGGTTCAAAAACTTGACCTTGCCAGATAATATTGCGGTTCCATACTTTTTGATCACCAGCATCAAAAATCTTCCCAATGCTTCCTGAATCTGCACCGATCAATCCTTCAGATCCGATGGATGAGTAAATTTTTTCCCAGTCTTGAAAAGAAATATGACCATGAAAACGTAAAATGCCAGCCCCAAGTGAGCTGGCATCTAGTTCATACAAATGGATTAATCCATCTACATACAGCTTCTGGAAATCACTATTCAGGGTCATAAGTCACCTCGTCATAGATTGGATTTCCATCTTTGTCTAAGACTGGCACCTCGTCATAGATTGGATTTCCATCACTATCAACTGCTTGAACCCATTCAAAAACTGGCTCACCATTTTCATTAATGACTGGTTGATTCGACAAAATAGGCGTACCGTTTTGATCAGTTTGAATGTGAGTTACTGGCTTTTTATAATTCTTGCCATCCACAATTACAGCTTTTCCTTCATCATCAAATAAATCTTCGTATTTAGTGATATAGGTCAATTGCGGTGCATATTTTACTTGCTGGACCATACGCGGTTGTTTTTCAGTACGTGGAATTTTTCTGACGATTGTCTTCTTGATACTGTTTAAACGAATATCAATCCAGCGCGGCTCACCGTTTGCGTTATTTGGGATATCAATTGGTGCATCGAGATTCGCAACAATATCGCCCTCATCATTTAGCTTTTTCTTGAATGTCTTAATTTCAAGATCACCATTTTCCAATGTCTGATATTCAACTGCACAAATCTTATTGCCATGAGTGTCTGTAGGAATTTCAATCCACCAGCCTTCTTTAGCGAATCCAGAAGAACCTTTAACTAAATAATGACCAATACCCAACTTCTCAAAAGCAAGAGGTTGTTCAGCGGCTTCATCGTTAGGTTCAATTTTATCTGCAAATAGCTTAACAATCGGAGATGCTGACTTGATGAAACCATTTGCATCCACTGTTGTATTTTTTGACGACAAAATTTTACGCCACGGCTGAAACGTATTTACATTCCAGTTTATAGACCTGACATAAAAATCGGAGTTATGCGTTATGCTTAATTGCGCACAAGCATCAGTTGAATCGTTAACATCTAAATTAATAATTGCTTGAGAATTGTTTTCTGGATAGTCTCCAGCACTTGAAATATTATTACCATTATTTTGCCAATAAAAGGCATTACCACTTCCTCTCAATGTTGATAATTTTTGACTACCTAATCGAATTGACTTTCCAACTCCAAATGCACCGACTTCCATTAGATTTCCAGCAGCAGTACCTACATAACGACTAGCTGCATGGGTATTATTTGTGAAGTTTTCATTAACTTTTGCGCCAGTAGAGCGGAATGTGTCGCCACCTGCGCCAGTCGGTGCCGTACCTAGATTTACTGTTTGAATTGTCATTTTCTTACTCGCATAAAAAAGCCCCTAAAAAGGGGCTTTGAAGAGATTTAAAGTTAAGGGTAAAAAACTTGGGTGAATGTCGTTGAGATTTGCCAAACATCACCGCCCAAACAGCGTGGTTGATATTCACCTGTTTTAACTCGGACCTCACCATCTAAAGGTGAATCCCAAAGAAACGAGTCAGCTCCTTTGTGATCATCAAAGAATGCTTTGATTTGCATAATTTCGGCTTTTTTTGCTGTCCGTGAATATTGCCAAGTACCTGTTCGGTTATTGATACCTACAGCAATGTTTTGTTCATAACCGTCACCAAATTTGCTTGATAACGTATTAAAGCGCTGCGAACCTGAATTGCCTTCTAAGTCTTGGCACCAAGTGAATTTACGATTACTCATGTTTTTTTGACCACTCAACTTTCATACTTACCGGACTATCTTTAAAACGTTTTTTGCAACTTTCTAGATCCTTCGTATCTTGATCTGGAGCGAATAAACCTGCCCGCCTACTTTCACGAACTCCCCATTCTTTTAATTGCTTGTCCATTAAGTCAGCAATTTTAGTACTCTTAGATTCCTTTTGAAAAATGAGGGTGAATGACAATCCAAAGACGAAACCCGTTGCATATTCAATTAGATTAAAATCAATTAAATTTGCACTTATGTAGAAAACTACAGCAATCAATAAAGCAAACAGAAAAGTCATAATGTACTTTTTCACTTTTGTACTCCCATTAAAAACCCACTCATTCGAGTGGGTTTATTTGGTTTTAAGTGGTTAAACTTGGGTAATTAACGTCTCATAAGATTAAACAAGACACCGCCTTGACGGCTTTCTCGTCTAGCCCAATCTTTCATTGCATTATTCAGAGATTCAGCAATTTGCTTTTGCCCTTGTGTATTGACGCTTGCGGATCCATCAGCAAAAGTAATCTGTTGGCTAATCTGTACGTCCCCCTCACCAGAACCGCTTTGACGATTATTTAAATAATTCGTCAAATCTTTGTTCTGTTGAGGGTTTAGTACACGTTCACCCCCATCTAAAAGCCATGTACCTTCACGCGGGATATTGTCTATACCGTTGTGGGCCATACCTTGGATTGTTTGAGCTGCCATGATGCCAACTGAAGCGTAACCTGTTGCCCTAACAACTCCAGCCAAAACACTCCCATAAGCTCCACCTTGCGCCAGTGCCTTAGTAGCACCTTCCTCCGTATTAACAATTGCTTGAGCTATTGAAGCAGCCTTAGAGGCAAAGAACATAGTTTTGTAAAGTGCATTTGACTTCCCAACACTTTGCTCTAATAGTGCGGTCATGTCTGAAAAGACCTGCCCAGTCATTCCAGCAATTTGCGAATAAACTTGCATCTTGGTTTCAAAATTCTGTTGATCCAAATCACGCTCTTTTTGTGCGTAATCTGCATCAAGTGCGGCTTTCGATTGCAAATACTGCTCATGTGCATCTAAAAGCATAGAATTGCGAAGATTCTCATCTGATATTGCACTTATTCCAGCAACTTCATCGTTGTAGGATGTTTGGAGTCCTCCGAAATCTGAAGAATATTGATTTTGCAAATTAAACTTTGAAAACTCTTCAGAATTAAGTCTATTAAATAGAGATTGAGCAGAGTTCTGACCAACTTGAAAGACGCTGTCAGAAGCTTGGTTTAAAGTTTCAAAAATTGCATAATCCTTAGATTTTGCCATCTCTTCGCGAACACGTTTACTTAAACTATAAGTTTGAAGTATTTCTTCACGTTCACGTTGGTAGCGCTTCACTACAATTTCAGTCTGATTAAGATAACCCTCAAACGCCGACTGAATTTGTGCATCTTCTTCGCGTTTTACAGCTGCAATTTCAGCTTGTTTTTGACGCTCAAGAGCAGCTTTAATCTCTAAAGCTTTTTTCGATTTCCCGTACTCATACTCGGCATTAGAGTCGATTAACTCTTTTTGTCGATCAAAGTTTTGTTCAATCTGCTTGATTCGATCAGTTTCAAAAGCAAAGTACTGGTTGTACTCCTCCTTTTTATCGGACTCAAGTTTTGCAATTTGAGCGGCATATAAAGCATTCTCTTGAGCCAATTTTTCCTTTAACTGTGGTGTTCCAGCATAGGCGAAGGTAATCTTTTCAATATTATCTTGATGCTCTTTTGCAAGTCGTTGAGCTTCGGTGTAATACCGAGCATCGACATCTTTTTTAGCATCATCAATGGCTTTTTGAGATTCAGCAGCCTTATTAATTAATTCAAGTTGATCTGCCTGTGTGGGCATTAAAATTGAATTGTCTACAGTAGATTTTCCAGATACTCCGGCGAACCACTTCTGGAAACCCGGTGCGTAACCAGCAACCTCTTTACGCTTGCTATCTGATAGACCACCTTTTAAATAGGTCCTTAAGCCACCTGCACCTGCATTGTAGGCCATGAGTGCTTTATCCATGGCTCCAAAATCAGCCAAATGTTTAGATAAGTCTTTAGCCGCTGCTGTTGCAACTTCTTCAATCGAACTTTTGGCATTAAGACCATACTGTTTTCTAAACACGCTAGTAGTTTGAAAAAGACCTGTTGCCCCAGTATGACTTTTTGCTCCAGCATTCGCCCCAGACTCTTGAAGAATCAAGGCTGCTAATGTTCCAGCAGGCAAACCATACAAACTTTCAATCTGAGCAAAATTATTTGCCTTAGCAATACCTTGTGCACGAGCAATTGCCTCTAACTCAGGTTTCCCAAAAGTATAGTTTTTGCGATTAAAGCTATTAAGTGCTGCATCAGCAACCGCTTTTGGCAATTTAATTTTATATGCATTTTCTTCATTGGTATTAGCTTGAACATCAGCAAAAAATTCAGCCTTCTCTCTAGTCCAACCACCTACACGCATATTTTCCTGAATATACTTCTCACGCAAAGCATCCTTGTTGGCCTGATTAATATATTCTCGCTGTTTTTGTGTTAAAGACATCCAAGCTTTTGCAGATTCATTGACAGCTTTTGCTTGGTCTTGCTGTGCCTTTGTTGCATCATTGGTGGCATCTTTAACTAATTTTTGGATCTCTTTTTGACGATCTATAGTGTTATTAGCAGCATTAATTTTTGTATCTAATTCTGCAACAAACTTAAGTGTACTCTCACTAACCAAGCCTTGTTTTTGAAGCTCCGCAAAAGCATTTTTTGCCTTATCACCACCCTCCTTTAAGCTATTAAGATACAACTGAATTCCTTTAAGTTGCTTGGCATCACCTTGAACTTTTAAGTCGTTCTCAAATTGTTCTAAGGCTGTAAAAAGACTTTTTAGCTCCTTAGTCTGTTTTTCAATTTCTTCACTTGCCTCAATGCTTTTAATGGCTAGCTGTGAAGCGGTTAGTTTTTGGTACTTGTCTCTAAGCTCATCAACCACCAAGCCTTGATCTTCTAAAGCTCCTGTAGCATCTTGAGTCTGTTTGGTCATCAGATAGTAGGCGCCACCAGCAACGGCCAACTGTGTTAGAAGCATGCCTATGCCGGCTGGACCGCCAAGTAAAGCCATAACACTAGCAGTAGCTCCAGCATTCCTAGCAAAACTTGCCAAGCCAACACCAGCGCGGACAGCAAAAATAGCAGTTTGCCCAAGTTGATATGTAGCGACAACCAAAGCAGGAACAAATCTAGTTGCAATGCCAGCAGATACGGCAATAGTTACCGCTTTAATATCATCCCAATTCTCTATAACCGTTTCGATAGCAGGAACAACACTATTTACAAGTCTTGCCTCGACTCCCTGCCATTGCAGATCCATTAACTGGAGGTTTTGTTTTGCTTCTGCTAAGCTCTTAACTAAATCATCAGACATGATAGCGCCAGCCTTTTCAGCGGCATCACCCCACTTCTTAAAACCTTGACCATTTTTTTCAAGCAATGGAATTAACAAAGAAGAATCAGAAATGATTGCTTCCATATAAAACTTCATGTCATTTGTTGACGCGCCAGCTTTCTCTAAAGAATTATAAAATAGCTGTAACGCTTGAGGTCCTGATAATTTCTGAAACTGTTGAATAGTTACCCCAACTTTAGGGGCAATATTGGTGAAAAAGTCAGCTAAAGGCCCACCACCTGTTTGCTGAAAATCGCCTATACGATCCTGCATGTCTTTCATTTTATCTGCAAAAGATTCCAATGAAATTCCAGCAGTTTCTGCCCCTTTGGCGTAATACTGAAATTCACGCACTGAAGCATTCGCAAGTTTTGAAAACTTTTGAATATCATTTCCAGTCTGAATAACTTGATCACTAAAATTAACAAGCTGAGCCACTGAAAGACCAGCCACTGCTCCACTCAATGCACTTACAGCAATAGCAGCAATATTTAAAGAATTAGCAATCCCTTGACTCGATGTTCGCGCCTGCCGTTCAGCTCTACTTAGTGGCTCTGAAAAACTAGCCGTCTGAACCACTAGATCCAGTGTTAATCTGCCAAGTGAAGTTGTGGCCATTACTTTTCTCCGGGCAATAAAAAACCCCACTAATTAGCGGGGTTTTTAAAAATTAATGTTTACTGCTATTTGCAGTCAGAATTCCAAACTTGATTGAAGGCTGCGATAGATGTTGGGTCAGAGTTATAATCATTTTCAAAGTATATTTTTTCTTTTGTGATTATGTAGCGCTGAAAGCCAGTATAGGCGCCAAAACTATTTTTAGCATTTACCTCACCGCATAGCTCCCATTGATTACGAAACTTAGCTGTATCGCCATCTTTTAATTTATCTTTAACTAATTTCTGGACTTGCAAATCAAGTTTTTGCCTCTCATCCTTAAGTTTTTCTTCTTCTGTTTTTCCACATCCAAGTAACAAACAGCCCAGAATGACAATAATTAAAAACTTATTCATTTACACACCGTTTTTCAATTTTCTTCAATTTAACAAAACGGTATGTAAATGTCACATGCCCCACCTTATGGCAGGGCTAGTTACTATGATACTTCTCAAAATACTCCTCTAATGACAATGAATTGTCATCGTCTGGTGGCGTTTCATGAGGCATAAATATATAAGGGTCTACTTTTGTTCCCTCTTTAACTTTGAAGCCTGTGTAATGTGCCATCCAGCTTCCAAAGCTTTGCTCTAAACGGCGACCAAAGAAAAGAGAGCCATATTTTTGACGATAGGCTCTCCATTCCATCAACTCTTTATGTGAAAGTTTTTGTTCAGCTTCTTCTAAGGTGTTTCCGCCGATTCCGTTGAGGACGAGTTCAATGAGGAGTTCTCTGTCTGCAAGCTCTTCTTCCGAGACTTTCCCAAAAAATTATTAACTTCATCAGCAGCAGCATACATAGCATTTATTAAACTAGGCTCTGCTTTATAGATGTCATTAACACTTGAGAAAAAAGGTGTTCCCTTTTGATCTGAGCAAATTGAACCAAGTAATTGAGCAGCTTGCATGTGAGTTGAGTCGATTTTCTTAACCTTTGAATCCTCAAGATTCTCATAATTAAGCTCCCATTCAATTGCTTTGGATGCCTCGCGACTTTCCTTGAAGTTCATTTTTTTAACAAAAATATCAGCTTCAAGCTCAACAATATCACCAAGCTCTAATGAATTGTTTTTCGTCAATTTTTTAAGTGACTCAATATTACTTTCAGTCGCTTCAACATTCCACTTGACGGCTTTTTTAACTGGAACGTTTAGAGTAGTTACACTCTGCTTTAAGTCTGCAATGCTGATCTTAGCCATTATGGAGCCACCGTGCGTTTAGTTGGAGTTACGCCAGAAGTACGAATCAATGTGAATGAATAACCAACTACAGAATCGACTTCAAATGCATTAGGTGCAGTAGGATTAATATAACCCTTGAATGACCACCACATACGATCCTCTGGCAAATCAATACCGGTAGTAGCATCATAAGTTGGAGCGGTGGAAGCATGACCCGAACCAACATGCCACTCTAAAATCTCTCCAGATTCGGCAATTTCAATTAACTTGTCATGACTGGTGTTCGTATCATCGTAATCGATTTCTATTGCACCTTCACCAGGATCACGCATACCGCGAACATACTGTTTTGATTCTGCATCAAGACAAGTTACATCAATTTTTTGAAATGAATCTTGCCCCAAGTCAATCCGTTTAGAGCAAACAAAACGAACCACTTGACCATTTAACACAGTAAATAACTGTGTTTTTTGAGTTTTAACATTAGCCATTAAGAGCGCTCCTTTTAGGCATAAAAAAAGCCACCGAAGTGGTGGCATTGGTTTGGAAATAATTAACCCCGCACTTGGCGGGGTTTAATGTTTGTTGGAATCTATGGTTTCACCCTGTATGCCTTTGCATAGTTTCAGGATGCTTTCGGCATGCAGTGTAATGTGTCGATGGTTTGGCTTGGTTCGCTCAATATCAATAGCTATTAGCATTGCTGCGCGCAGGTTTTCTGTCGGCTCTACACTTTCAAAAATGTAGGTGTCGTTATGAATAACAATATCGGCATAACCATCTTCTTCTGTGCTTGGTCTGCACTCCACCACAATGTAAGCAGGAACATTATTTGTCATTATCTTTATCCTCATCAAAATCTAAGGATGGTTGCGCTTCCTTAATCAGATCATCCAATTCTTTAAGCATAGCTGGCTTTGTTTGCTTACCATGGATTGATAGAAAGCTTGCTGCGCCTGACAGAGATTGGGTAATCAGCTCAAGTTGTGCTGAAAGCTTGCCAATGCGTACCTGTAGCCCATCTTTGAGTTGACGAGCCAATTCCTCTTGCTCGATGTAGTATTTGCGGATCTCATGACCTTTTTTATTGCGCTCCATCATCCCAAGGTGTTTGGTCATATCCACCGAGATGATGTACTCAATTAGGTTTTGTCCTGTTTTTGAAAGCTCCTCTTTTTTGAGGAGCTTAATAAAATCAAAATTCTCTTCAAAGCCACATTGTTTAATGCGTCGCTTAATCCAATCCGAAAAGTCCGTCTTAACCTCTAACATTTTATGTAGGTCACGCGCATTCACGCCGAGTTGGACTTTTCCATTTAATTCAACTTCGATAAATGGAGTTTGATTTTCAATTTTCACAATTGCATTCATTGTCATGCTCCGACCACTCATTGAATAAAAGAACACTGGCAGGAAGATGCAATGAGTAGTCGAAACGACCATCTTCTTTTCGGGGATCAGCCTAGCCAGTGGTTGCCTGAATTTCAGGCATAAAAAAACCTGCCACGAAGGACAGGTTTGATTTAGGTAAATTCTTTAACGGCTTAAAAACCAATTTGCGTCAAATCCACGAGCAAAAAGCTTTGTGTCTGTTTCGTAGTTGCTTATTCGCGGATTTAAGATATAGCTTTGTGTTTCCAAAGCCTTTCTAATTGCTTCACGCGCCTCATAGGCACGCTTTTGGTTAGTGTCGTACACAATCACCTGATACATGACATGATCAGTCTTAGCGGGGCAATCAAGGCTATTTTCAGCACTTCCACCTACCTCTTGCCAAACTGCATAAGGAGTAGGCGTATCTAAAGGCGCTAAATCCTCATAAACACGCAAATCAGTGCCTAAAATAGCCTTAACTGCTGGATCTGCATTGAGTGTTCGATAAATTGGAAGAAAGCTCATAGTTTTGCTATTTCCTTGTCTAGTTCAGCACTAAAAGACTGACTGAAAGTATCAGTGACCTTTTGAACATTGTTTGCCAATGCAGGGCGCATGAATGGAGTTGCAGGCATTTCTGATGTTCCGTATTCAAGAAAGCGCCAGTATCTGGTGTCGCCACCGCTTGTATTTGGTGGTGTTGGATTTGAGTAAGATGCCCCACCACGAACACCTACCCGCATTTGCACTAAATCAAGTGATTTAGTTTTACCTGCTGATACCGAAATGTTGCGCCAGATCTTTTCAGACGTTTCAGGGTCATCTATGGCCTTTGCATTTTGTCTTGCTGCATCACGGACAACGTTCATGCCTTTGCGGGCTGCTCTCATAGCTGCATTGCGAATTTTCCGTTTATCTTTTAAGACACCCATCTTACGCAAGACTTCATCTAGCCCTTCGATTTTTACGTCTACGTCGGCCATGAACACCTCTACTTAGGTTTCTCTAAACCTTGTCCTAGCAAGAAAGTACAGTAAGTGTATGAGTCTTCATTATCATCTAAGGCTTGACTTTTGATTGAGAAAATTCGCCCTTTCCAAATGACTTGCATCTTCGTCGTAATGTCTTCTCGATAGCGGATTTTCATTCGTGCAACTACTTCGGATTGGTCGGCTTGTGCTGCAATTAAATCTTTGGCAGATAAGGGAGTGACCTTAGCCCAAAGCTTTTTGTATTCAGACCAGCCACCTTCAATTGGGAAGCCGTCTTCGTCACGACCACCTTCGGTATAGTGCTGAATAGTTACACGATGGCGTAATTCACCTGCGTTTTGTCCCATAAATACCTCACACAGCCGTAGGCGTTCGATAAGTAAATAGAAGAGATTGCACTGGCTGTGGCATAAAATTGCCATTTACAGGTGCATCTGATTCGGCGTTACGGTGTTTGTCGTAATATCCAACAAAGACCAGAACGGCTAAACGGAACTCTTCTGGATATGGCTCAACATGGTGAATCACATCCGTATAGCGTAAAACGGCCGATTCAGCCGCTTTTCTATAGATTTCCAAATTAGTGTCATTTGAATCATCGTCATAGCGAAGGTGTTCTTTGACTTCTTCAAGAGTAACTATGCTCATTCTGTCCACTCCTTCGCGCACAACTTAAAGTTTTTATGATCAAATTCGCCTAAATGGTCTTTTTCACAGTGCCATAGTGAGCCATTTTTAGTAATGAACTGTCCTTTTTCATACTTAACATCGTCCTTGAAGACGCCTCTATAAAGCGATTTAAGCGCGTTTTCACCTTCTGGCTGTTCTACATCGGTTTGCGGTGTTTCCGAAGGCTGTGAAGCACTAGATGAAGTATTAAATGGGTCATCCTTGGCATCACGCTTAGCAAGTGCTTCAAGCGAGAAGTTTTGCTGTTGCATGTAAACTGTATCGCCACCCTCTAAAGGTAATCTACCGATTCGTGCACGGCCTTCGTTAGGTGTTAATAATGATCCTTTGACATCTTCACGCACCATATTGTGGTAGCGTTCAGAATCCATGCGAATAAGCATGTCGATATCAAGGAAAGACTCAACTTTAAATGACGGCAGGTCTAAGCCTTCATCTAACAAGTTTTCACGTGCTTCGATTAGAGCTTGCAAGCAGTCAGAATAATAAATCCCGTTTGCCTTCTCTGAATCGTCTGGAACAGTGCCAATGCCAATTTTGAACGGTGGCACATTGAAAACACTACAAACCACGCGCCCTGACATTTCCAATAACTCAATCATTTGAGAATCGACTGCACTCATACCTAAAGCGGTATAAGTCATGCCATCCCCAATGACCGCAGTTTTACCAAAGTTAGCGCCTGAATAATTCGTGTTCCAACGAGCTTGGATTTCTTCGGCCTTTTCTTTCGTGATAGATCCTGGAGCAACCAAGATTCCACCCGGTCTGCTTCCGTTTCCGAAGAAGTTTGCAGCGTTTTTGATGATCTTCACACCCATGCCTGCCGCTACTCCACATGCCATGATTGGCGATAGACCAACAAGTGGATGATAAAAGGCGTTAATGCGGTCATGAATGATTTCAGATGCAGGAACAATCACAGATTCGGTTTGTGTTAGGCGGTCAGTATTGAACTGATAAAACACATTGCCGTAGTCATCAACTAAAGGACAAACAAGGTCAGGGTTAAGCACCACCATACGGTAGACTTCACCAAACACATCTCGTAGTTTCCAAACGTAAGTATTGCCACGTAGCAATAAACTAGAAGTCCATTGTTCTTGAAACTGCTGCCAAGTCTGGTAATTGTTCGGTTTCTTTAAAACTCGCAACTTTTCAGGGATATCAACATTAACCAACACCCCTTCTTTCTTGCGCTTCAAGAGAATTGGCAATTTCCCAATATCTTTAGAGATAAGGCTTACGCAAGCGAAAACTGCATAAGACGCGACAAGGTCATCGCGGGTTAATTCATCATTTTTCTGCCAAGCACCTGAGTATGGCTCTTGCACAAATAGGCTATTCCAAGTCTGCCCAGCACTATGGACACTTTGAAAGCTCTTTTTACCTCTTAACCAGTCAAAAATGCCCATTTTTACCGCCTTTATTCGCTAGTTTTTACTTCTTTTTTAGGTTTGCTTGGTGCCTTTTTAGGTTCTTCATAAGGCTTAGCAACACCTGTTTTAATCAAGATATTTGCTTCAAAATCGGTCACTTCAAGCACATCACCCACATTGGCATTGTGCATAACCTGTAAATATTCAATTTTCATAGCTGCTCCCATAGCTCAACAATGAAGTTTCATTGCTCAGATATGAAAACAGCCCCAATTAAGGAGCTGTTTTATGATTACTCAATTGTTTGTGCTGAATAATCGATGTAGCCTGCTGCTTGCGCACGACGTGGTTTCCAACGCACGTAACGCTCTGCACGGATAGCAATTAAGTTTTCCTGCCATAAGTTCACAGTGACATCGGCAGTACCATTGTTATAAACAAGGGTAGCTTCGTTCGAAACTGAAAGGTCAATACCACCATCATCAGCGAGTAAAATCTCTGATGGCTTAATTAGTGCAATAAGCTTACCTGCCATTTCAGACTCAACAACTGGCAAACCTTTAATTGTTTTACTTCCCACAGGTGCATCCATTCCCTTAAACACTGGATTTCCTAGAGCGTCTGTAAGATCAGAAATGAAACTTGCCATCGTCTCACTCATCACATAGTAGGCACCTGACAATGAGAGGTTCGCGGTAATAAATTGAGTGCGAAGTTTACGTAAGTCAGACTTAATTTGTTCTGCAGTAATACCTGACGCAACAATTGGTGTTACACCATTAAGAATTGATGCAGGTGAATCCACTGTTTCACCTTTTGCTGGATCAATGAATTGATCATTCATAAACTCAACAATAGTGTCGCTTAAGTCATCACGAACCATACGATCAACGTTAGGGTTAGAGAAGCGGCTCAATTCATCGGAGAAAGGCACAATACCTGCAATTTTCGCAAATCCAAGATTTGTTTTGCCAAATGCCAAGTTTGTGACTGGTTTGCGTTTTGCCTCACCTACCCAGTTAACAATACTGCCGCTTGTTTTGGTTGGGATAGTTACGTTAAATGGAACACGACGGAAACCTTGTAACTGATCAATGATTGTACGAGGACGCAACAAGTCGATGAACTCGCCAACAAGATTCTGAGTATCAACTAAAGCAGAATATTCTGGGCTTGTAGTTGTCCCAACTACTGCTTTAGCAACTCTCTGCACATGTTCTGGCGCATCCCATGATTTCAGGATATCACTTGCACTTACATACTCACCTTGAGTCTTAGCAAGATTTGTCGATACCAATTTCGCGCGTACAAGCATTGCCAAACCAATACCTTTTTCTAAATTTGGCTTGACCTCAACTTTAGGTGTTTTAGGCTGATGCACACCTTTAGCAGAATTAGCTGCCTCTTCAGGATTATCACCAGCAACAGGAGTCGCATTTTTAGCGGCAGCTTCAGTAGCAGCGATTTGCTTTTTAGTGCGCTCGATGTTGATTTCAATTGCTGCAATGTCTTTTTCAAGAGCTTGAATCTCTTGCTCAGTTTCTTCATCTGGTGTAGTCCCTGCTGCTGCCGATTTAGATAATGCCGTTTGCATAGCTTGGTTCTTTTCAGCTAATGCTTTGAGCAATTTTTTTAAATATTCATTCATAGTTTTACTCCACCCTTTGTTGGGCTATTAAGTTTTACAATTACGTGTTTTTGCTCAGATGAATCGCCATCTGCTGCGGGTTTCTGAGGGTTATTGCCCAACGCGGCTTTGTATTCCTCGAAAGCTTTTGAATAATCTGTTGAACTGTCGCGATTGCATGGAATGGTCACCAATGAGAGTTCGTACCACTCCCACTCGTTAAACTGGATGCCACCACCTTTGATAAATTCAGCTTGTTCCCAATCGGCCAAGAAACCAACCGAAAGCCCTTTAACAAGTTCATACTTAAGGCTTTGATAGGCTTCATCGACACGAGCTTTTAAGTTCCCTTCTTCTTTGATCTCAGGAATGTAGATTTCTACTTCGATTCCTTTATCAGTGACCTTTGCATCAATAACTTGCCCAATTGGAGCGCTATGGTCATGATGAAAAAGAAGTGGCATAGGAAGTTCGAACTTAGCCCCACTTGGGACCATGATGTCTTTGGCACGGTCTGCATTTGGCGTACTTGCAATCCCTTTAAAAGTTCGTTTTTCCTCGTCTGTGCTCTTGATTTCAAAAGAGCCAAATGATTTCTGTAGAGCAGGCATTAAGCTCTCCTTTAAAAAGAAAAGCCCGCATTAAGCGAGCCTTGAGTTAAAAATTTAATTAGACGAAAAAGACGTTATATTCTTTGTTTGTTGGTTCTGGATTCATGGACATAAGAGCAACTGCGTTAAATGTGGCAATCAATGGGTCAATCTTCCCAACACCTGATTCTTGCTTGGTTATTCGCATACCATTGCCGACCATCACGACACGGGCATTACCTGCTGCCCAAGTCATTAGCTGTTGTCCAGCATGGAAGAGATTTCCTTCTGCTAGCTTGCGCTCAGTGGTAAGGATGTAAGACATGAGCTTGTAGCCTTGTGGCACTGCAAACATACTTTCCTCTGGAATCCCTGCCTCAAGTAAGCCATCTAAAAGGCCACCTAAGCCCAATGGATCTAGTCCGATCTTATTGAGCTTGCCACTGTCATAGACTTTCTTGGCAATTGCAGCTAGTTGGTCGATGTCATCACCGATGCGGTCAACTACTGTGAGAGAACCCTCAGATTTGAAGTCCTCATATTTGGGGACATTCTCTTTACGACGTTCTAAAGCAATCTTATTTGCCCATGCATGGTTCCAAAGCCACCAGATACGCGGATCCGCAGATAAACGACCTAAAGCAGCGAAGCCAAGTAAGTCATCAAGCCCACCACCATCGATACCCAAGGTTATGACATCGGATAGCTCGATTAGTTGGTCGATTTGGATATCCTTAGCTTGAGCATTCCAATACTCAGCACCTGCCCATCGATTGGCACGTAAGTTCATGCCAATTTCGATATTTAAGTGTTTAGCTAAGAAATCTCTAAGTGATTCCTCACCCGCATCTTTAACCTTTTTAAACTCTGAAATTAGATATTCAAGGTCAACCGATGCACCCAAGTTTGGGTTTGTGATATAGAAGTTCTCAGGCTTTAAGTGCTCACCTGCTTCAACTAGATATTTTGGGAACTCATAGATAAGAGGAAGAAAGGCCTTATCTTCTTTGATCCCATCACGCACATCACGGGCATAATCTAAAAGCTGTTTAAATACACCACATGGCACTTCATCCGACATGGTAGACAGATAAATTACACAGCCTTCTGGACGTGATGCTAAACCACCCTTTGCTTCACGAAACATTGATTCCGCATTCGCACGCTTACCAAAGAGCCAAACCTCATCAATCAAAATGATCGAGGCCTTTTTACCTGCTGCGGCGTTAGATTCTGCTGCAATAACTTTAAGCGTTGCACCTGTACCCAAATGTGTGACTGTCTTTGTGTGCTCAGATACATTGATCATTGCGCTCAGTTCTTCGTCTGCGCGGATAAAGTCACGAATCGGGTTAAAACTATTGTCTGCGACTTCCTTAGTCGGTGCAAGGATGATCAACTCTGCTGAAAGCCGATCATTCAAAAGCAAAGCAACCAGCATCACACCTGCAGCAATCGTCGATTTGGTATTCTTCTTCGAAATCAGAAGAAAAAACTCACGAATCAAACGGCGTTTTGTGCTCGGGTTATACGCTCCAAAGATCGCCCGTACAAACTCAATCACCCATGGCAATGTGACATCGCCCATCTTCGGGCTATCCATTACATCTACAAGGATCAGTTCTTTAAAAATCCGCTCTGCAACGTCTGCCACCTGAGGAAAGAGTGGCTCACATGGCATTAAAGATTCTTTATTGACGATACGTGTCGCCCAATCTGGGCAAGCTGTCGTCCAGACTGGTGACATTGAAGACATGGTTTATTCCATAAAATACGAGTTATAGAATTAGTTTTACTTCTAGGTTTTGCGTGAAGGCTTCTTTCCAAACATTATTTACATGGACAAACCACTTACCTTTCTTGTTCTTTGCGTACGCCCAACCAAACAATGTCTTAGCAAGGTGTGTTGCGTCTTTAGGTTTTGAGATCATAAACACCTCAACTAGGTAATTGACTATTCAAAGTACCAAATTTCCCAGAATTACTGGCTTTCTTGGCTTCTTCTGCTTTGGATTCTTTCTTACCCTTTTCAGCTACTTTTCCGTGGACGTATGGAAGGGCTGCTTTCGCCGCATTGAAGCGCAAGAACATGTCGTCACTTTTGTTCATGACATCGATTAGAAATTGAAGTGGGTCATCCTTTGCATAGTCGTCGTCATTCAAAGGATTGTCATATTCACCACTATTTTCAGTTTTAACTTTTGGTTTCTCAGGAGTTAAAGTTCGGCCTTCTTTTTCAGCCTTTAACTTTTCGATGTAGATAATAATTTCAGAATTATTTCTTAATTTTGAACCTTGCTGTGAAGCTGTCTTTTCTTCGTAACCTGCTGAAATAGCAGCTTCTTTGTTTGTGGCACCATCAACAATGGCGCGAGCAAACTTTTTCATTTTCTCGGTTAATGCCATTGGATCACCTTTAACTTTTGCTTTAACTTTTAATGAAAGGGGAAATTTTTTTATAAGTGAGAGGGTGGGCGGTGTCCGTAATTTTTTGATTTTTAAGGAACACCTTCCCCCCATGGGTTATTCAGATAAAACAAATACTACTTTAGCTTTATCTGGCTTACTCATTTGATCATCAGAACAGTTTAGGTTTCGTTCTAAATACAAATCTCGGGAAGCAACCATGACATCATGCCCATACTCAGCTTTTAGCGCCTTCTCAATTACACTAAGCACATGCGACTTACCTGTTGCAGTCTCACCCTTAACACTAATTTGAATTGTTTTAATATCCATAGTTGACCTCATGGCTTTCGTGGTGGCTTTGAAATATCTGATTTACTTTTAGGTATGTTGCTACATGGCATATAGCCACCGTGCTTACTTGTATAAGAGCAACCATAACAAGAACATTTCGGCTTCATAAGTTTTAGAAAGAAGTCTCTCATTGCCTGCTCTCCTTCAATGTCTTCTCTTTATGACAAGGCACACACAAGCTCTGTAGGTTTGATTCATCATCATTGCCACCCTGAGCAATATTAACGATGTGATCTAACTCAAGGTCCATAGTGACTACACCGCAGCATTGGCATGTATACTTATCTCTTAGGTGTATCTTTGCTTTGAGTCTACGCCAAGGACGACCACCACGACCAGAACCCCAATTGTTCTTACTTGAGGCACGTTGTACTTGCAATCTCGGCTTCAGAGTTTGTAGTTTCATTTATAAACTCAACTTTCACATCACCACGCAATAGCATTGTCTTTACTTCGTCTTTACGCCTATCTATTTGATAAGGATATCGATAGATACATGCAAGCCCTTGCTCTTCGTTAGCCCAAACCACTCGCTTAACTTCATTGCCGTTGACTAATACTTTCCGTCTACCTTTCCCATCATTCGCACTATGGAACATATGACACCTCACTCAATCCAACGTCTTATTGCTATACGCCACAACAGACTCTTGCTCACTAAGCTGCATTAGCAACTCATTGTTCTGTTCCAGTGCTGCCAGTATCACCTGATCCTTCTGTGCTAATTGCTGAATCAGTGTTGTGTTCTGCTCCACTATCTGTGACAACAGTTGAAGTATTTCTTTGTTTCCGCAACTGCAATCTTTCTTTGAACAGTTGGTATTGTTGTTTGATCCAGTCACGACGTTCCTCACATCCTCTACAGGCCATATCGACACCCATTAAAAAACCCTCCGAAGAGGGTATTATTTCATTCTTCAAATGTTTCTGATCGTCCACCAGTTATACTTTCAGGCCTCTGGCGAACATTGAAAAGATATTTAATATTCACTTCATAACCGCGCTTGAACTTAAATACCGCTACTTTTTGATTGATAAATTCATACTCAACTAGACCATATTTTTCTTTGTTGTCCTCTAAGAAGGCCTTATATGTTTCTAGTGTTGGCTTTTCCATTTTTTATACTCAATGATTAGTTAAGTTGTTCTTATATCAAGTAATGTCTGAGTATTGCAAATCATCAGGAGATCTAAGAAATACACCTAACTCTTTAGTCGCATAAGCTTGTATTAATCCCATGTATTCAGAGAACTGCTTTGTGCTTAGTCTTGTTGTAGACGTTTCTCTAATTACACCATTGGCCACTGCTTCATATTGTTCTGACTCTGATTGCTTGAGCATTGTGATTGCATGGCACATCTCGGCATATTCTTCATCATCACGCCTTAAGATGTGAATTAAGAACTTCTTTTTAAACTCAAAATGACAATCTTCTTTGTCCTGCCCTGTCTTATTCTGTATTTCCTGCATCCAATCCCAATACAAAGCATTTTGATTTAATGAACGCTTGGTGCTTTGAGGCTTAATGGTAACAACCAAAGGCTTCCCTTCACTCGCTGCCTTAGCATGATTCACATTAAGAAAGTTAGTAACTGGTGAGATGTCGCAATGGTTCTTAACAACTTGTCGGAATTCCATTTTGACCTCGAAATAAAAAATCACCCGAGGGTGGCTTAAACCTTAGCAAACTTAAAATCACTTCTAGACGTGTAGATCTTTGCTATATGCCTTAAAGCTTCTTCCTCAGTATCAAACATCATTGAGAAGGTTTTGAATTGAATCTTTTTGCCATTTGAAAGAACTTGATATGTGTATTCATATTCTTCGAACTTGCGACCTGTTCTCTTTTCAAAATCCTGAAGGAAATAACTTAATTTTTCACCAAACCAGTAAATTTGATTCTCTGGAATGAAGCGCAGTCGATCCCGTATTAACTCACGACAAAACGGATGTCGAACATGCTGATGGTTAGAGTTAATAATCCATTCAATCTCATCAAGGCGTTGCAGATATTCAATTAAACGACCAATTTCTTTAACTTCTTGTATGTCACTAAACTCACCAATTGGCGTTCTATATAGTGTTGGAGTATCAATCCAATCAAACTCCGGCACATCAATTTCCAGGCTAATTTTCATTAGAATTTACCATTGATTTATAGAGTTAAATTATACCATAACCACATGATTTAATTAAAAAACACCGTCGGAATTTGTATCTATTTTTAACATCAACTCAGTCTTTTCTAACCAACCATCAAATAGTTCTTCCGATTCTTGTCTTGTGCCTAATTGGTATGTGTCGAATAGGAAATGACACTTATGGCATAGAGGCACTGTAAACGCATCTGAGGCTTTTATCCCTTTCCCCTTGCCATGCTTACCAGAATTAGAATGAGCCGCTTGTGAGTGAGGATATCCGCATCTAACGCATGGTAGCGCTCTTATTTCGTTTAGCCTCTTTGTCGAACGCATTTTCTAACACCTCAATACGCTCTTTTAATAATCTTTCTTCTCGCTCACAGTCAGCACGGAATGAATAGCTACTAAATAAATGATTGTAAGATTGCAGTTTGCTTAAATTGGCTTTGTATATTGCTAGATTCTTCTTTGCTTCGATCATATCCATACAATCACCAATTACACCAAACCAAATAAGCTGCAAATAACATCACAGCCAAATAAAACACCGTTTTGATTACGTTCTTAAACTGCTGACAATCTTCTTCAATTTGTTTCAGTTCTTCTTCGTCCATAACGGCACCATTTAGCTACATTTACTTTGCTAAAAATTAAAAAGGGAGTGGCAAACTGCCACACCCTTGCCTTAGATTACGATATCGATCAGCTCGGCAACTGATCTACCGCTACTCACAATCACACATACCTAACATGCACGGTCTGTTTTACTTGCTTTCAATCCTCTTTAAGTCGGGACGCCACTCCCTAGTTTAGGCTGCATAAAGCAGTTTTACTCGAAGGCATGTTCCACTGATCGGCACTCCAGTAGGATAGATTGTCTTTTTACGGACAATAAAAAGCCCCACCGAAGCAGGGCATAAAAGAAAACCTCCCGAAGGAGATCATCATCTGCTCTAAGTACTAAATTGCATATACATCTGTTTTAACTTGATCCCATAAATCAATAATTTGATCCCTAAAATCTATGGGCTTTTTACCGTCTATTACATAAAAGGTTTTTACAGTTCCATGGAAGCTAATTTGCAGTTTCCTATAATACTTTCTTTCCTGTCCAGCAAAGCGCATTTTTTCATTGACATCGCAGATTGCATCTTTATGCAATTCTTCAAATGGCACTGGCTGCCCACTAATAGAACCACCAATAAAATAAGTCATGAATACTCCTCACCAAGTAAAATTAAAGTTAAATAATGAGGTTTTTTTACTCAGTTTGCAACAACAAAATTCACGTAAGTCATTGTATTCTCAATAGTTAATTATATTTTATCTTTCCACACTTTCTGCATTCTCTGATTGGGTCGTCGTTGAAATCCATTTCATATTCCCAAACATGTATGCAAAAGACCCGCTTAATTATTCGGAGCATGTGAACCTCCAAAAAATAGCCCTACGTTTAAGCATCGACTAGCAATCCAGTCCAGCACATCGGAATCCAATGTTCTAAGCTCGTAGGGCATAAAAGCAAAAAAGCCCCACGATTAAGTGAGCTTTTGAAATAACGCTAGTGAACCTGACTACTCAAGCGCACTATACCAGATATCCTATACCGCGCGTTTAAACGAGTCAACACCAAATGCATCAAAAATATTAAATTTCTGCCTAATTAGGTCAATATTGCTGAAACACTCAGTGCGGCCACAAAAATGCTTCTTGGGTGTATATCTGTATTTTTGCAAAAGTCTTAATAGTAAAGTCTCAAACCTATAGAGCTTCTTTCTATCTCCATTCTGTAGACTCAAAACATCAAACTTATATGGAAGCCTACTGTTATCAGGGAATCTCGACTCTAGAGATTTTGTAGTAATTCCAATTTTATAAAACTCCTCTTGTTCATCATAACAACGAATTAGGTAAATCATTGCACCCTGATCCATTAAGCTTTCTTCATTACAGGCTACACATCCTCTGCCTGCTAGTAGCTTTTTAGCTCTGGTCCTTATCCAACCGTGTTTAGGGCATTTGATCTCAACAGTAGAGTCAACATCCTTATCAAAGACTACTCTAGAGAAATCATAATCAAAGTCCTCATAGGTTAATTCTAAGAGTTTCATAAAATTTTGGTGACGACGTTGCATAGCTGTGGCTACGCAAGTATTATTGCGCACAGTCATTTTGGAGCCTCAATTTCAATTTGATTAGAGCCATATAGGTGTTGGTAGCACCTGTATGGCTTGCTTAAATATTATACCATAAAAACAATTAAACTCATGATATTCTTAATCTTTTATCATGTGCGTGAAGAAAAAATCTTGCACATCCAACCATGATATTTACCTGAGCTTTAGACTGGTTTGTAATGCCAGCCACCGCACTTAATGATCTATTTTCCACTTTATGCTTTACTAGGCACATCACTGCATATTTAGCCTGATAATCCACTGACTCTGATTTAAAGATGCTGCGCAACAATGCCTGTACTTGATCTGCCTCAAAATCATTAATCTCACAACGGATGTAAGACTTACCTCTTGGCACTTCTTTCCCCGCTTCACGCATCAACCAATAGATCTGATTGATATGCAAGCCGTCAGGTAAATCCCCTCCTTTCATGCGCACAGTTTCACACCAAGCGCCGAACTGCTCTAGCCATCCATCAATTGTATATTTATTCCAATCCATTACTGGTGTTACTACTGCCGCATTCATACCGTCACCCTAATTATTACTTATTAAACTTATTGCTTGGTCTATGCTCTCAACTACAAAGACTTTGCCGCGCCATGATTCATGCCATTCGATTTGATCAGGAGTAAGCTTTCTATCTGACTTGAACTTCTGACCATCTTTAATTTCCATTAAGTAGTTTGTGCCTCTAAACCCCACAAGCAGATCTGGACATCCTTTTCCAGTTGAAGCAAGCGACTGAACACTTGCCCCAACTTGGCGTAGAGCTTTGACAATCTCGTTTTGATTTGCATCAATTCTTGCTGCTCTACGCATTATTTAAGAAGCTCCTGAATCTCGTGCTGAAAAGCTTCAATTGCTTCTGCATATCCATGTGAATATTGGCAAGCATCCATTTTCCAGCGCTCCCACAATTGGTCGAACTTCTCGTCAAGACGCTTGTCTAACTTGATTAACTTCTGCTTGATGTGCTTATTCACATCCTTTGCAATTGTTGGTGTATAACCTCCACGCTTAGCATTCTTAATCTGCTTCGCGTGGTTTTGAGCCTCTTTGAATGTGGTCATTGGCTATTTCCTTAGTCGGAGCGTGAAAAGCAAGAAGCTATTGCTAAAGCAGAGCGTGAAAAACGTGAAGCGGCTGAACGTGAAGCTCGTTTAATTGCAGAAAAAGAAGCTGCTGAATTACGCGCTCAACATGCAGCCGAAGCAGAACGTAAACGCATTGAAGCTGAACAAGCTGTGAAGCTAGAAGCAGAACGCAAGGCTGAGGAAGCGCGCCAAGCAAACCAAGCACATCGTAAAAAAATCTGTAATGAAGCTTTAAAAGGCTTATTAGCTTTAGGCATTGATGAAGCAAAAGGCAAAGAGATTTTGCAAGCCATCAATAAAGGCTTAGTTCCACATGTATCTATTAATTTTTGAGGATTAAAAGATGAGTAATATTGTTTTGTCACAAGTTAGCAAGATTGCATCAGCTTTTAATATGCAAGATGTTGATCCTGCTGAGTTAGCAAATACTCTTGTTAATACAGTATTTAAGAAAGCAACAAATGATGAATTTCTTTCTCTATTAATTGTTGCAAACCAGTACAAGCTAAATCCTTTTACAAAAGAAATTTATGCATTCCCTGCCAAAGGTGGCGGCATAACACCAGTTGTTGGTATTGATGGATGGGCACGCATTATTAATGACAATCCTGTATGTGATGGTATCCAGTTTGAACAAGATGATGAGTCATGCACATGCAAGATTTTCCGTAAAGACCGCAACCACCCTACTGTTGTGACTGAGTATTTATCCGAGTGTCAGGGTAATTCAGAACCTTGGAAAAAATACCCAAAACGGATGCTACGTCATAAGGCTTTAATTCAATGTGCCCGTGTTGCCTTCGGCTTCTCA